TGATTATACTATGTATGGTTTTTATAATAGTAAGTTAACATTAGAAGAATTATTTAAAATTTCTAAGACAAAAGAAGAAGTTCTTGAAGAATGGAGAATTGAAAACTTACATAGCACGATTAAAGGCAGTATGATACACGAGTACGCACAGTCTTTATGGGAACAAAAAGAATATATATTTGATTATTCACAAGTGCCACAAGAAATTGACTTGGAACGATTAAAAAGTGATATTGCTAAATTAATACCACAAGCTGATAACTTTTATAATGATTACAAAGATATGTATACATTAATAGGTTGCGAAATGTATTTGGGTGATGAAGAGTTTGATGAATGTGGAGCAACTGACCAGTTAATGCTTAACAACTACACGCAAGAAATAGCAGTTTGGGATTATAAAAGCAATAAGGAAATTGTTTATAAAACCAAGTATAACCAAAAAATGAAAATACCATTAGAAAAATTTGATGATGTCAATCACATACATTATTCACTACAACTTTGTGATTATGCTTATAAAATAGAAAAGAACACTAATTTAAAAGTTGGCGAAAAGATGTTAATACATTTTGATGTTACGAAAGACAACTACACGATCATTGAGCCTTTGGACTTGATGAAAGAGGCAAAAAGAATATTAGAAAATAGGAGGATTAGAGGAATGAACTCAGTACCAGTATTAATTTATGGTAAATCAGGAACAGGAAAAAGCACAAGTTTAAGAAACTTTAAAAACGAAGATATAGCAATTATAAATGTTTTGGGAAAACCATTACCATTTAGAAATGTATTAAAAAATATAGTTACAACTGATGATTATGCAACAGTTTTAGAAAACATTAAAAAAACAAGTAGAAAGATAGTTGTTATAGATGATGCAGGCTATTTAATTACTAATCAATTTATGAGAACACATTCAAAAGGTGGAGGCGGTAATGCAGTATTTGCAGTATATAATGAATTAGCTGATAACTTTTGGAATTTGATAAGTGAAATTAAAAAGATTCCAGGTGGCAAAAGAGTTTACTTTTCGATGCATGAAGATGTCAATGAGTTTGGCATTTATAGACCTAAAACTATTGGTAAATTACTTGATGATAAAGTTTGCATTGAGGGTATGTTTACAATAGCAATTAGAACAATGATTGAAGATGGTAAATATATATTTAGATTAAAAAATAACGGCAGTGATGTTACGAAAACACCTTTTGATATGTTTGATAAAGAATTTATGGAAAACGATTTGAAAGAATTAGACACAGTTATTACAGAATATTATGAATTAGATAAAATAGAAGAGGAAGAAAAATAAATGAAGAAATTAAATGATTATGAAAGCATTAAAGTAAATGATGGGCAAAAATTTGAATTAGGTGGTAAAAATTGCATTATAAAAAATGTAAAAGCGTTTCAATATAATGGAATTGATAAGTTATCATTAGAATTAGATGTCGTTGATGGTGATAACAAAGGTTACTATCAAGCAAAATATGATGAAAGACCTGATACATCTAAATTTTGGGATGATGGTGCTACACTATCTATTCACGCAGATGCTGATAGTATAAGTGATGAAAAAGAAAGAAACAAAGCTAAAAGTTATTTAAAAGGAATTATGACTGCTATTGAAAGTTATAATCAAGGTTATACTTGGAATTGGGATGAAAAAAGTTTAATTGGTAAAAAAATTAGTGTTAACTTTTCATTAAAAGAATATAATGGAAATGATGGAAATGTTTACAAAAAACCACAAGTTAGTAGATTTGTTAATAAAAAAGAAAACTTTAAAGAAGATTATATTCCACAAGTTAGAACTATTGATAATCAATATGTAGATTACAATGAATATATTGCAAGTAAAAATAGTGAATCGACTTCAAACACAACTGATCCATTTAAAAATTACGGAGATACAGTTGAAATAACAGATAACCTTTTAGATTAGTTTATAAATTAAAGAACTTGAAAAACAGTTCTTTTTTTATGTAAAAAAGTATTGCAATATGTTATCAGTTGTGTTAAAATGTAATCAAGGTAGCAAAGGAAGTGAAATGATGATAAGCACAAAAGAATTATGTTTAAAGCTGGGAATACACCCTAATACAGTTCGTAATTATATAAAAAAAGGAATGCCTGTATTAAGACTAGAACAAAAGTTTTTATTTAATTATGATGAAGTTATTAATTGGCTAAAGAATAGAAATAAATAGGAGGGAGGACATGGAAGAAAATAAAGGTTGGATTTCATTATATAGAAAGACTTTAGAAAATCCTTATATAATGAAAGATAGCGATCATCTTGCTATTTGGTGCTATTTATTGTTAAAAGCCACACACAAAAGTTACAAGTCAATTTTTGGAAAAAGCAAGATAACTTTAAAGAAAGGGCAACTGATAATTGGGCGTAAAAAGATAGCAGATGATTTAGGTGTAAATGAAAGTAAAATCGAACGTGTTTTAAAATGTTTCGAAAGTGAACAACAAATTGAACAACAAAAAAACACGAAAGGGCGTTTAATTACAATACTAAACTGGGGTATGTATCAAAAAAGTGAACAACAGTTTGAACAACAAATGAACAACAAACGAACAACAAGTGAACAACAAATGAACACTAACAATAATGTAATAAATAAACAAGGTAATAATGTAATAAATAATAAAGATAATAAAAAGAATAGTGAGAGAGAGAATAAAGGCAACTGCGTTGCTCCCACACACACGCTTTCTTCTATTATTGCCTACGGCAAGGAACTTGGGGCAACTGATGAATATTGTGAGAAGTTTTTTAACCACTATGAGAGTATTGGTTGGGTAAATGGCAATGGATTAGATATTAAGAATTGGAAGTTAGTTTTTAACAACTGGGTTAATAAAGATAAACTTGTTGCAAAAAAAGAAGAATCTAAAAAGACATGGCATATTGATAAAGACGAACAAGGAAACAATATTAGAGTTTTAAGGTAGAATACGAGGTGAAGAGAAATGTATAATGTAATTAGAGAAAATAGGGAAATGATAGAGCGAGAATTTATAGCTTTGGTTTTAAATAAGAACGAAGTTGTGGACTTACTACAAATCAAGCCTAAGTTTTTATTAAACACCACTCTACAAAAGATTTTAGAGTATTCTATAGAGTGTTATAAAGAAAATAAGGTAATTATGCCTAGCAAGATAAAAGAAGCCCATAAGGACTTTAATATCGCAGTTTTTACCGATATTATGGTAAATGAAATGTGGTACAAGAATGCGTGGAAAGAACAACTAGCAATTTCGCAAGATAGTATTTTGAAATTTTATAAAGAAGATGTTATTGAAGTTTTGAACCAACAACTAAAAGATAAAAAAATTAATTATGATAAGTTTATGGAAAAAATGAAACAAATTGATGATGTACAACTTTTAGAAAACACGCAAGTTTTAACTGAAAATGAAATCATGAATAGCATCAACGAAGAAGTTAGTAAAATACATATTAGGCATTTTGAGAAGTTAAGCAATACTTTAAAATTGGTGCAAGGAGACTTTTTAATAATTGGTGCGACAACTGGAGCAGGAAAGTCTGGGTTTATGTTGAACCTAATGAACGACTTTATGAAAACATACCAATGTATTTATTTTAATATGGAGATGAGCAAAAGCACAATTTACAAAAGATTAATTTCAATAAATGCTGATTTAAAAATTGAAGATATTGAAAAACCTAGAACGGAACACCAAAAAGGGTTAATTGAAGATGCAGTAAAAGAAATTGAAAGTAATAAATTAGTAGTTGAACATAAGGCAAACGACATATCAACTATTAAATCAATAATTGCCAAAATGAAAAATAAAGAAAGACACACGATCTTATTTATTGACCATTTAGGTCTTTGCAAAGTTGACGGTGCTAAATCTTTATATGAACAGGCTACGGAAGTTGCTAAAGAATTGAGACAAATATGCCTTGAATATGATTGCACGGTTGTAAGTGCCTCACAATTAAACCGTAGTGCCACAATGAGTGAGCAAATAACTTTGTCAATGTTAAAAGACTCTGGGGAACTTGAAAACTCTGCGAGCAAGGTTATTATGCTTTACAAAGCAAGTGGGGAAGATAGAGGCAACTTAATGATGAATATGGTTGTTGATATTGCAAAGAACCGTGATGGATACACTGGTATTGTTGACATGATTTACGACAAGGAAAAACAAATATTTAAAGAGAAATAGGAGATGAAAAAAATGATATATTTAAGACAAGGTGATTGTTTGGAATTAATGAAAGATATTCCAGATAAAAGTATAGATATGATATTGTGTGATTTACCTTATGGAACTACTGCTTGCAAGTGGGACAGCGTT